ATGGCTGGGATTCCTGGATTGCTGCAGAGCTTCCTTACGCCATCATTCACGAAGCTTCTCGCGCTATTTACAAAGGCATTGGCAAAGACGAAGAATACGTGCGAATGGAAAATGAAAGCAAAGAATGGCTGCAGCAAATTCGCATTGTAGGTAACGCAGATTTTGGAGCTTACTAGGACTCGCCATGACCTACACTAATATTTGGGAATCTGGCATACCTGCAATTCCTCCTATCTATCCTGTAGATAAGGACACCTCAAATATTTACCATGTTGGACTTCTTTCTGGCATGTTTCCAAGTGTGCAAGCTGCGGTTGATGCGATAAATGATAAAGATCCGCCGTCTGTAAACAGGCGGTCGATAGTTTATGTGTGGCCGGGGAAATACGTTACTTCTAGCGTTATCACGGTTCCGCAGTTTGTTGGAATCAAAGGGCTGTCAAAGGGACTCGTTCAATTCCAGAATGATTCGACTGACCTATTCAAATGTTCTGAGGACACGTTTTTCGAGGATTTTTTGGTAGAGGGAAGCCCGAACGCCAGTTTGTATGCGTTTGACGGCAATAACGCAAATGCGGTGCATGTAAGAAATGTGGACATGCTTAGGAATGTCGGCGATGTTTCAAGGCAAAAGTTCTTAAAGCAATCTGGCGCTACTTGGAGAATCTTGTTTATCGAGCATTGCATCATTGACTACAGAGCGCTAAACGATTACGCGGTGCTTCTTGAAAACACCAGCGGCGCGGCGCGGTTTGTTGACGCGAACATCAATGACGTTTTCTTTGATGCGTACAATCTGACAAACTTCGGCGGCTCTTTCTTGCTGCGCGGAGTGCAGGATGTTCGTATCAAGCGGTCTACGATTCGCGGCTCTGCGACTTGGAACACCGGCATTCGTCTGGAGCGTTTTGGCGTAACCGGAACGCCCAGCGTGGAAGTACGGCAGTGCGACATGGCAGGCCCGCAAAACGCAGCGAGTGGCGTTTCGATCTTCAACGAGGCCGGAACTGCCGTTTACATCAGCAACAGCGACGCACCGGCCTCGGTGTTCAGCGGAACAGTCGTTAACAGAAACAGCTTTGTGGCTTAGGACTCGCCATGTATACCAATGTCTGGGCGCCTGGATTAGTTAACCCGTTTCCAATAGATCCTCCTGATCCAGTAGATCCAATAGATCCAGTGGATCCTACAGCAATAAAACAAACTTGCACTACTTTCAGGGGTTTAAATTATAACGAGTTTGCAGAAGAACTTCCGCGCCCAGTGCTAGGAGCCGCAGACTTTCCGGCTTGGTATCAAATAACGTATGTTTAAAGGACTCTAAATGGCTGCCGTTCTTACCTGGTTTTGCAGCGGAATTTCTGCTTCTCAATCTGCCGCTAATGCTGCAGGATTGATAAATGACTACGAAGCGTTGTTTAATACAAATTTTTCCAATCCTGCTAGCTATTGGCAAGTAGCAGGAAAAAATGTGTCTGGACAAACTCTTTGGTTAGTACTGAAAAGAAAGAGTGGAGCTGCTGGCAGAATTTTAATGATATGGTTTGGCAGTGCTCCAGCAGCAGCAAATCCTACAATTTTTGATACTACGCCGTTAGCAAATAATGGGTATATTGCCTGGTTTCCAAACGCTACTGCAGACACTGCAAGTAATATTGATGCAAGTTCTGGAGTAATTCTTGGAGACGATACAGCCGCAGTAAAGTGCGCTCCTTTTAGCGTAATTAGTTCCATCTATGTGTCTGGCGCAAGGTGCTTTTATTTTGAAACTGCAGAATCAATTTTCTTTGGCACTATTAATTTAGCTCAAAGCGCGCGCCCACAGTATTTTTGTGGTGCTGGAAACATTCTTGTAGACGCAGCCGATAATGCCTATGGAGGAACTTATGGCCCTGGCACTAGCGGAACTGCTGTAAATTTTTCTAATACAATTCCTTTTCCTTTCGCGCCCACTGGAGTAGCTTCTGGTGCGCAAATTGGAGTAATTAAAACAAATTACCAATCTGTCAATCGTTCGTACTTTCACGCTTACGGGCCTGGCGGATGGGCGCACTCTGCTGTAACTTCTACAGACGTGCTAACAAATACAAGTATAAGTAAAGCTTGGTTTTTGCCTGTTCCTTTGATTGGAACTACAAAGGGAGAGGGATTTGTTCTTAAATTACGCCAAATTGCAGTTGGGCCTGCCACTATTGCACAGTTTCAGCCTTACAATATAGCTGGGCCGACAACTGTTGCAAGGCAATTTAATGCTGCCGAGCAAGGAAACAACACTACCGTAAACGTTGGCTTTGGTCATCCTTGGATGGTTAACTTTACCATATAAGAAAGTAATTCTATCATGGCCACTAAACCTCTGCCAAATGTACGTGTGCTTGCAGGCAATGCTTGGAAAGCCACTTCTCCAATTCCTGTGGAGAGAAAAGTGTTTGTACAAGCAGAACTTCCTACCAATGCCAAGCACGGAGATCATTGGATAGATCCTGCATCTGGCAGATTTGTGCAGCTGTTTGTAAAAGACGGTAAACAAGAGTGGCTTCCTGTGCGTCCAAAGAACGGGTGATTTATGGGACAGATTCGGTATCGAGCAAATCTTACAAGCTCGCTTTTTCCTTTTGACTCCGGCAACTTTGGTCGGACTGTCATTGCTTCTGGCCAAGACCAGTATGCAAGCGAAGGAAATCCTGGAATTCCTCAGGTTTACTACGTGCAGAATGCTATTCCTACAGAATTCGGGTATAAGAGTGTAGGTTTGTTTGAAATCATTCCTTCAATTCCTGGGGGAACTAATCGGTACATCTTTGACTGGCAGCGGATTTCTTTTCCAACGTACTTTCGCAGCAGTCAGTATGTATACGCAGTAGCAAATCTTACTACGAATGTAAATGAGTTTGCTATTTATAATTTTGGTTCCAATACGTGGATTTTTACAGCTACAGGAACTTTAAGTGCAAAAGACACTTTTTCTGCAACGATGACATCTGCTACTGTAAACGGCAGAGTCTTTGTTACTTTTCCCACGTCGTTTCCTGCCAGCACACATTTCTTTGAACTAGCGTACGGCGGATCTATTCCTAGTTTTATTGCTCGACAGCTTACTGGATTGCCAACGATTGCAGGAACTTCTCAGATTGACGGCATTTTTGCTAGTCGTGGAAGACTTCTAGTCTGGTCAAATCAGCAAAATCTAGTTGCTTGGAGTTCTCTCACTAATCCTCTTGACTTTGCTCCTAGCCTCATTACTGGCGCAGGAAATACTCAAATTCAGGATGCTCGCGGAAGAATTACTCACTGCGTACCCACGCTGTATGGGTTTATTGTTTACTGCGAAGACAATGTAATTGCCGCAGAATACACAGGAAATCTTGCGGCGCCTTGGAGCTTTAGAGAAATTTATAATTCTTCTGGTATCATTAGTTACGAACATGTGACTCGTGACAATTCTGTTGATACTCAATTTTCTTGGACTGATGCAGGAATTACAAAAATTTCTGATAACGTAGCGCAGGGAGCACTAGCGGAACTCGGAGAGGTCATACGTAGAAAGAAATTCTATGTATATAATTCCACAACTAAAAAATTCAGTCTATATGATTTTTCTGCAAACACCCTGCTATCTGTGGCTGTTTCTGCTGTAGGTAAGCGCTATGTGGCAATATCAATTCCAAATGCGCTTTGGACTTACACAGAAGGTGTAGAAAGTGGACCTCCTACAATTTCTGCAAGAAACAAATACAGCTATTGCTTCTTGTTCGACTCCATTCTAAAGCGTTGGACTCTTATAAAAGTTGGACACAATGCAATTGCTACGCTTGCTGCGAGCAACTTTTACGATTTGCCGTATGATAACAATTTAGCGTTTTTGACTTATGACGGCAGCGTAGATGTTATGCGTACTTGCGATCAGGGAGATACTCCAGAAGCCTACCTGGTTCTTGGTAAGTATCAATTCTCTCGTACGCGCAAGAGTTCTTTGCAGGAAGTGCAGCTAGAGAATCTGGCACCTCATACCACACTTTGCACCATTCTTACTAGTTTGGACGGAAAGACTATTACATCCTCTCTTGGGCCCACGGAAGATTTGGAGTCGAATATCAACTACGATGGGCAGCTAAAAAAGTTTCCTTGTGACATTGTAGGAGAAAACCATTCGATTGTTTTGAGTGGAGAGTTTGACGTAAACACCGTACTTCTTACAGGATACCAGCATGGCAGACTATAGCTATACATCAGATGCGGTAAAACTACTTCCACTGAATCCTGTAACTCAGGATCCGGAACTCATAAAAACACTTACTCCCATTCATCGAGCAATTACTGAACTTGCGTCAGCTCAGAGTTCTGAAGCTAGAACTTCGTACACCCTCACCAAAAGCGATGGTACTGCTGCAACTCGAGATGTGTATCTTACGGCCGGTGCTTGGGAAGTCTCTCTTGATACTCGTGCAACCTATCTCTTTCTTGCTGCAGGAGCAATCAATGCTACACAAGATGCCAGCATCAGCGGAGTAACTGTCACTACGACACTAAACTGGGATCGTGGTGGAGCTTCTGGTCACAGCTATTTGATTCATGCGTCTGACATTGCCGTAGCTACCTTGAATGTAACAAGTCCTGGTACTTACACCATGACCATTTCTGCAATTGCCCTAAACGGAGCCACTGAAGCAAAGGGTTCCATCATGCGCCTGGAGAAAGTATCGTGACCACTCGTCTTACCCCGAATTTTACTTACGAAGAAGCAATTCATTCTCAAGCAGCTGTGCGACTTGGTTTGGATAATACGCCAGACAAAGTCACACTTAACAACATTCTAGAAACTGCTCGACGCATGGAGCGTGTACGAGAGTTGCTTGCCAATCGAGCAATTCTAGTTTCTTCTTGGTTGCGGACTTCAGAAGTCAACCGGGCTGTTGGCGGCTCCAGAACTTCTAGTCACATCACTGGCGAAGCTGTAGATTTTATTTGTCCCAGCTTTGGCAGTCCTTACCAAATCTGTTTGCAATTGCAGAAGCATAAGAAAGAACTCTGGTACGATCAACTGATCTTTGAAGGTACTTGGGTTCATATTAGTTTCTGTGTAGCTGTCCCCACTCGCAATCCCAGGCATGATGATTTAACATTTATGCTGAGCAAAACCTACGTCAACGGATTTATTGAGTCAAGAAAATGAATCTTACTTCTCCCCCGGAACGGCGAGCGCAGGACGAGCGGATAAAAAGACTAGAAGAGATGGCAGTGGAAGTAAATGACTCGCTTAAAAATTTAAAGAGCACGGTAGATAAGATTGATGCAGAACTAAGCGACTTTCTTACTATCGTGCGCGCTGGCAGAGTAATGGGAAAGTTTGTAAAGTGGGCCAGCGTTATTTGCATCGCTTTTGGCTCACTGTATGTAGGGTTCATAGAATTTATTAAGTACGTTGTGAGGCACTAATGGGCTTAAAAGACTTTGATTGGAAAGCTGTAGTAGGAACTGTTGCTCCTGCGCTGGCTACTGCTCTTGGCGGCCCGCTGGCAGGAGTTGCAGTTTCTGCAATTTCTAAAAGCCTGCTAGGAAAAGACGACGGTACGGAAGAAGAAGTTGCTGCTGCTATTCAGAGCGGCGGCGCAGACGCATTGTTAAAATTGCGAGAAGCAAACAATGCATTCACGCTTAAGATGCGTGAGTTAGATATTAATCTAGAAGAGATTCACCACAAAGATCGTGCTAGTGCGCGAGCCAGAGAAGAAAGAACTAAAGATCATTGGACTCCTCGCATTCTTGCAGCTACCATCATTGGTGGCTTTCTTGCGATGGTAGCTAGCGTGCTTCTTGGCAAAGTTACCGGTATTACTGATCCTGTAGCTGCTGGTATGATTGGTACGCTGATTGGGTATGTCTCTGCTAAAGCAGATCAAGTTGTGTCTTACTACTTTGGCTCTAGTGCTGGAAGTGCAGAAAAAACTGCACTGCTGTCAAAACCGAGAGGAAACTAAATGTTTAACTTTTCTCAGATTCTTTCTGGAATGCAGGGAATGCCTGGAATGGAAGGCTCTCCGATGGGAGTTGCTCCTCCGATGGAAATGCGGCATGGAGCAATGACTGATTTTGCTATGCCTGCGGAGTCTGCTCCTACTAAACCTAAAAAGGGTAGGCAGCAAAATACTCCTACTGGAAAGAATCCTCCTGCAGACGGCGGGGCTATTGGTCAACTGGGTCAAGATCCTTTCATTACTGCCGTGATGGGAATGGTGCGGCAGAACTTTTTGAACCAGACAATGGCTGGACAAATGCAACAGCCGCAGCAATTTGGTTTTGGCCCTCCGCAGCAAATGCCAATGCAAGCGCCAATGCAGCAACCTATGGAAGCTCCTGGCGCATTTAATTTTGGCGTGCGGAATCCTCGCAATCGCATGGTTTAAGTTTGGGGAATCTTATGTCTTGGCTTAACACTCTCGGAGACATTAACAAACTCTTTGGTTCCGGCACTACTACTGGTAGCCAGAGTGGAACTTCTCGAGGAACTGAAACTCAGCAGACGGAACTTACTCCTGAAGCTCAGATGCAGATTGTACGTATGATGCTAGAGAATCCTAGCACTGGTTTGCAGTCTGTTCTTGGGCCTGGCGCTGCGTCTGGAACTTTCGGTGGCAGCAATCAAGCGCTGATGACTAGTGATCTTATTGCTAGAATTGCTGGACAAACTGCTCTTGCAAGTGCAAAGACTACCAAGACTGCGGAAACTACCACTACTACTGGTTCGCAGACAAAGAATACTTCTCCGCTTGGCGGACTTGTAAAGCGTGTGGGTAAAATTTTTGGCTTCTAAGCCTTAGGAATCGCAATGGCTGAGACTTCTCTGCTTTCTCGCATTATGCAGGAGCAAAAAGCTTTTCAAGATCAGCTTTCTCGCACCATTACGCAAGTGCAAGCAGCCAGCGAAAAAGGGCGTACGGAAGCAGTTAATACTGAGCAGCTTATGAAAGCTCGGGATGCTGCTGCCATTGCTCAAAAAGCACTTACAAATGCTGGAGCTGTTGCAGAAGCTGAGAATGCTCGTACCATTGCTAGCGCTTTCGGCGTAAACATTGCAGATTCGAACAATCTTATTGTTCCGACTGCTGAAATCGCTCGTCGAAATGCTGCCGAAGCAAATGACTTTGCCAACAAAGCAGATGCTGAAAGAAATGTTAATTTCTTTCAAGACCCGATTCGTTCGCTTGCCTCAGTTTTCACCGTTCCGTACTATGAAGATGCTGCGCGTGTGCGTGCTACTACTTCTCTTAATGCTACCGCTCGCCTGAACGCTCTAAATGTGGGTGCGCAGACTACCATTAAGACGGAAGAAATGCTGAAGCGCGGAGTTACCGCTGAAGTCGCACAAAAAGATTTGGAAGTTGCTGCTGCCAATGCTGAAATTGCCCTGCAAGCATTTCGAGAGACTAACCGCAGGCAAGGAATGCAGGATCTTGTAACTTTGCAGCAGCTTAACGGCCAGCAACTTACTGCGCTGGTGCAACTTAACAGCGTGCAAAATGAAGCAGAGCGTCTGAGACTTTCTCGAGAAGCAAATGCTCTCAGCCGCAGGCAAGTCGAACTTGCTATGGCAGAAAAGCTGCAAACTGCACAAGAGCAGGAAGCGTTTACTCGCACTGTTAATACTGGCCGTGCAGCAATGGGACTTGCTCCTATGGCTCGTGCGGAAATTAAAAACTACATGTCGCTCGGCGGAGAAGGCAAGTCTCTTATTGAGACCTGGTATAAGACTGGAGTCATGAGAGACTCTGCAGGAATTGTAACTTTTGCTCCTGATCCTGCCAGCGCAGTCACCATTCTTAATTCTGCTGGCGCAGTCTTTCCTGAAGGGCATCCGAAGAAACCGATTATTGATTTTGTCAATAGTGCACAAATTCAATTTCGGCAAACTGTTCAAGGTCGCACTGCTACCAAGCCGCAAGAAATTCTTGCTGGCACCAATACTGCTGCGCTTGAAAGTACCAAACAGCAAGCAGCTCTCATTAAGCCGGGAGATGCCACGAATATCTATGCTGCACTTCCATTTAGCGTAATTACTGATGTGGCTGCAGTAAAAGAAACCAAACTCTTTGCTGCTCTGCTTGGCCCACAGAAAGAAGCTGGCATTGTGGATGTGACTCCGCAGCAACTGCTTAGCCAAACTGCTCAACTTGTCGCTTCTGGCAGACTGGATTTGCAAACTGCCGCTTCAGATTTCTCGATGTACATGAAAGCAGCCATCGAAGCAAACAATGCTGTGCGAGACTACAATGCTTTTGGCCTGCCTCGCCAGCGCACGTATCGCACAAACGTAGAACTTACTCCTGGCCAGGCTCCTGTTGTTATAGATCTTGCTAATGATCTAGAAGTAAGTTCTATTCTTTTCCGATTCCAGATGGAAGATCGGATGAAGAAGTTTGGGCCTACGCTTAGTGGAGCGCGCTAAATGAGCGATCTTTCTCTGTTCTCTGCAGCGGTAGAATCTCAAAGCCAAAACTTTGGGCTTCTGCCCGCGCACTTGCTTGCAGCAGATAACCACAATGTTGGCAACGACGGCTTCTCTTGGTTTTCTCCAAAGTCTTGGTATAATGCTGTAACCAACCTGCCAAGCTTTGCTGCAGTTTCCATGCTCTCCGGTGCCAATAGCTTTTACAACACTGGAGTTGCAGTAGCAAATTTCTTTGGTGCAGATGCAGAATACAACGATACCAAGACTTGGATTACTGGTCTGGACTCTGATCTTGGCCAGTACTATTCTAACAATCGGCAAGCTGCGGATCTTGTAGGCTTTGTTGCAAGCAGTTTTATTCCTGGCCTTGCAGGAATGAAAGCACTTTCGGCAGGCCAGAAAGCTTTGACTGCTGCAAAAGACACTGGGTATCTTGGTGGTAACATTGGCAAAGCTTTGGGACTTCTGAATCCTAGTGCCAGCTACTGGGTTGCTCAGAACACTCGGCAGATTGCCACTGCACAAACTACGTTCTCTGCAATCAACGCAAATACTGTGCGTGCGATTGGCGCTGGCTTTGGTGAAGCTGCGCTGCAGTCTGCTGCTTTTGAAGTTGCAGTAGCAGCTACGATGTTTAAGTCTCCTATTCTTTCTGAAATGGATACGGGAGACTTGCTGAAGAATATTGCTTTTGGTACTGTGCTTGGTGCTGGCATCGGCGGAGTTTTCACTGGAGCCAAGACTTTTGGTACGCTGAAAAAGCAAGTTTCTGCAGTTGACGAGATTGAAAAGGCGTATACGTTTATTCCTGAGCTTTCTGACAAAGCCACGAGCACAGATAAGATTGTGTACTGGCTGGATTCGATTAAGAAAGTTCCGCCTCCGGAAATTGGGGCTGCAAAAGCTGCACTTACTATCGGCCAAGAAGAATCCATGAAGGATTTTTCTATTCGCTTCACTCAGCAAGCTACTGCGCGCGATACCAAGATTTGGAATCTTGTGCGTACGGAACTAAACAAGCTTGCGCCAGATGAAGTTGTTGCTGAAACTCTGTTCAATGCACTAAAAGGCATGGACTCAGATGCAGTTACAAAGAATCTGCTGGGCGCTATAGAACTTGCTCGTGGCCCCGACACGCTGAAGATTGCAAAAGAAATCAACAGCGCCATGCGAGGTTCGCTTGGAGTTGTAAATGAGCTGGTGGATGATGTAAACACTCTGCTGCAGAAAGCAACGCTTATTCAGACTCAGACTCCTACGGCATTTGAAGCTGCTGCAATGCAGTCGCTGAAAGTAAAGCCGCTGGAAAACAAGCTGGAAAAGTTCATTAAGTTCTTCAACAACGATCAGTCCGTTGGATTGAAAGATCGGATAGAACTTACTTCGCTGGCAAGAGAAGCACTTGGTTTTTTGAAAAAGAAAGATCTGTCTGCTGCTCGTGCCACGCTGGAAAAGCTTTCGGATGCTAGACTTGCTGCTACAGAAACTCTTGAGCGCAGCGTAGTCTGGATGAAAACTTGGGGAGATGATGCTGGCAAGGTTGTTGCTGAACGTCCCACTGTGTTTTCTCTGGGAGATACGCAGAAAGATGTGATGAGTTTTGTAGCTCAGCAGAAGTTTAAAGTAAAAGAATCTTTGACCTTTGACTCTCTGTACAAGGACTCGGATAAACTTCAGGCTCGATACATTTGGGCAAGCAGCCTTACAAAAGAAGCTTTGCCAGATGTAATCAATGCTACGGATTTCCCCGTGCTGGAGCGTGCATACTTGCTGGGAATTCCCACTGTTAAAGTGCTCACGCAAGATGCTGGAGTTGTGCAGTTTACTAGCAAATCCTTGCTGGCGCATCTGCAAAACAGCAAAGATGAAGTTGCTGTTTCTCTGCTGGCAGAGCGAGCTGGCTTGCAAACAAAACTTGCAAAGAGCACCAATGTTCGAGAGGCTGAAGGATTGCGCAAGCAGATTGCTGCAACCTACTCTACGGACGACATTGCAAAACTTCTGAATGTGCGTCGTTCGTATCTGGAAGGGGAAGTTTTAAACGATCCAGTTGCGGATGTGTTTGCCTATCAGACGTATCAGAAACTCTATCAGGATGATCTAGTAGCAAAAGGTCTTTGGAAGCCTGAGCGCGGAGCTTATGAGCTGCACAAACTTCCGCAATGGATTCAGGTTGGCTATAAGCAAGACATCATATCCGACGTAGATGGCAATGTTCTTCGTGGCATTGCTTATCTGAAAGGCAAGGAATCTCTGCATCTGCAGGAAGTAAAGAATGTTCTTTCTTCTTCCAATCAGCTTGGCGCATTTGCAGAACAGCTGTTTGATATTCCCGAAGAAGCAATTCTTAACAGCAATCGTTTTGGTGCTGGTGCTGGACTTTTTAGTTTTGCCAATGGTTCCTATGGCTCTCTTGCTTCAATGATGGAGAGTGTTGGAGCTACAACCAAGAGTGTGCGAGAAGTAATGCGAGTGCGCGCACGGGAAACTATTGAGCCTTCGCTGATTCAGCTAAAAGGAAATACGGAAGCTGCCCTGGAATTGCAGGCAGTGTTTCAGCGTATTGCTGCTACCAGCGAGAATTATGTTCTTACTGCTGAAGGAATTCTGCGTCCGCAGCGGCTGGTAGAATACGAAGCAAAAGTTGCTGCTGGCAAGACTGGTCTTACTGCTCCTGTTCTTCAGCCGGGGGCGCTGCCAGAAATTGAAATCATCAATTCGCAAACCAGAGATGTGATTGCTGCTCATGTGCGACGCAACGGAGAAAGACTCTCTGCGCAGGCAACTCGCAAAAATATGCAGGGCGAAGAAATGTCTCTGCGTTCAGATGTTGTGTATGTGCCAAAGCCGGATACAAAAGACTATCCGCACTTTTTCTTTGTTGTGGATGACAAGGTAACTTCTGAAAGTTCTGGCCGTGTGCGCATGGTACATGCTGCTACTGCAAAGGACTTGGAAACTCTGCGAAACAAGATTCCGCCAGAGTATTCTGTTGTACTAAAGTCTGATACGGAAGATTACTACAAAGCTCTTGGCCAGTATAACTTTGAGCGAAGCCTGCATAATTCTAACATTGATGTAAATCTCAAGCGTGCTGGCGTAAACTCTCAGTTTCTTCCCAAAACAGATCCGCACTTGATTGCTGATGATTTGCTGAACTGGCATCTGCGTCAGGAAGATATTCATGCGCGAGATATGATTTCTCTGCGCTACGAAAAGGAGTTTAAAGAGCTGGAGCGGCTGGGTGAGCAGTACACTGGAATTGCGCTGTCTCGCTACGGCTATGATCGCAAGTTTGCAGAAAACGTTGTAAAGAACCCGTACGTTAATTACATCAAAACTGCATTGGATGTTTCCAAGGTTGAAGAGTATCCGATGCTGGCTACTATCAATCGTACGGTAGATCGTGCATTTAGTGAAGCTACTCGTGTCATTAGTAAAGCTTTCTCTACCACTCAAGGAGTGCAAGATCTTGAAACTGTTAATTCTGCAATGGAGCGCTACGGCCTTAAAACAGCTTTTGCAGACATGGATACACTCATTGCTGCAAATCACACAGCGCCACGCGGCGTTCTCACCAAGTTTGTGCGAGACTCTAATGCTCTGCTCGCCACTACTATTCTTCGACTTGATCCGCTGAATGCAATTAACAATGCGGTTGGCGCACAAGTAATGCTGGGCGCAGAACTAAAATCTGTGCTGCGTGCAATCGAAGGAGATTCTGTAGCTGTAGGCAAACTTGCTGGACTTACTCGTATTGCACTTCCTGGTATGGAAGGAAGTGCTGCAGCAGCTACAAATGCAAAAGCTTCTACGCTTTCTGCTGGCAAACTAATTGCTAACTCTCTCAAGACTTACACGGAAGCTGTGCGTGATCCAAGCAAACTTGCGCTGTATCGTGAGCTTGGTTATGTAACAGATATCAGTACCCAGTATCACAAGATGCTGGATGATTTGACTCTGCGTGGCACGGAAAGTGTAAAAGATATCAGTTCTCGTATTGAACGTGCGTATGCAGCTGCTCGAAAGATTGGAGATGTTGGCGAAGCAGTTACGCTTAACAAGCACGCAGAAGAAATGAATCGTTTCATTGCAGCAAATGTGATGAAACAGATTACAGACATTGCAGTAGATGCTGGTAGAATGAGCTCGCAAGAAGCTATTGCTTACATTCGCACGTTTGTGAATCGTACGCAAGGAAACATCATTGCTTCTCAGCGTCCGCTGATTTTCCAAGGCCCGATTGGTCAGGCAGTTGGTCTGTTTCAAACTTACCAATTCAACCTGATTCAGCAGCTTCTGCGCTATGTTGGCGAAGGTACTGCTAAAGATGCTGCAATGTTGCTTGGTCTGCAGGGCACTATTTATGGAATGAATGGTTTGCCTGCGTTTAGTTTTATCAATCAGCATCTTGTCGGTACTGCGTCAGGAAACACTGCACATACGGATTTGTATAGTGCAACCTACGGAGTTTTCGGCAATGATATTGCTGATGCTCTGATGTATGGACTGCCGTCAAATCTGCTCGGCGTAAACCTGTTTACTCGGGGTGACATTAATCCTCGGCATCCCACGATTATTCCTGTGAATCCTCTGGATGTTCCAGTCGTTGCTACGATGGGCAAGTTCTTGAATTCCATTGGAGAAACTGTAAAAAAGACTCAGGGTGGCGGAGATAAATGGGAAGCATTTTTGCAAGGCGTAGAGCACGCTGGACTTAGTCGTCCTGCTGCTGGAATCTCACAACTTCTGCGAGGAGTAGATGATGGAAATGTTTTCAGCACCAGTACGCGTGGGAATATTCTGTACTCTCATGATCTATTTTCTTGGGCGTCTGTTACTCGTCTTGTGGGTGGAAAACCGTTTGACGAAGCTAGACTCCTAGATGCGATGCATCGGTTTTTGTACTACAACTCCTACGATCGTCGTAGACTCATCTCGCTTGGAGAGACTTTCAAAACTATCAGCGTGGATGGCAACATGCCTAATCCTGAGCAGATCGAAGTCTTTGCTGCTAAGTACGCTGAGCGTGGCGGAGACTTGAGGAACTTCAACAAGTGGATGATGGAACAGATTAAGAATTCTCAGACTTCTCAAATAAACAAGATTGCTGAGAATTTGAAGTCTCCGCTGTCGCAGCAAATGCAACTTCTCATGGGCGGAGAAGAAGTTGTGGATGCTAGAAGTTTTGCTCCGTAGGAGACTAAGATGCCTGCAGTAATTGTAAATCTTGAAGCAGACAGAGTCTTTCGTGCACACGAAATTGGTGCGCAGATTCCTATTGTCTATGATCCGGACACAGGCACCTATCACCTACTGCAAAGCTCTGGTGGCAGGAGTAAAGTAGCAAACTATGTTTGGGATCCTGCAACTCTCAGTTGGGTTCCGCAAACAACTCCTGGCAGTACTCCTACTTCTGTTGTTGCTACTCCATACAAGCTAGAAGTAGATACTGTCAGTGCAACTGTGATGTATATTGGAAAAGCTGTACCAGGGTCTAGCGCTTCGGCGGCAGTCTGGCAAATTCAGCAGATCACTTTTAGCGGAACCAATAATGCTAATGTGAGCAAAGGATATGCTGGAGGAAATCCTGGATTTACAAATGTTTGGAACAACAGAGCAAGTCTGTCCTACTCATAAGGAGCAATAAATGGCCGCCGGAACCGTTCAACTCTACGATGCTACCGCTAAGTTTCTGCAAGGTGGTGCTGATCTTACCACGAATACGATTAAGTGTGCGCTGGTAACTAGCTCTTACACACCTAACCAAGATACCGATGATGCTTGGGCTGATGTGAGTGCAAACGAAATTGCTGGTGCTCATGGATATACAACTGGCGGAGCTACTGTTACTACGCCGGTGCTTACGGAAATTACCAAAGGTTTTCGTTTTGACTCCGACGATGTATCTTGGACTGCGAGCGGCTCTGGTATTGCTGCTTGGCGCTACGCTGTGTTTTACATCTCCGGCACTGTGGAAGGTATTACGAATCCGCTGCTTGGATACTTTGTTGGAGATGATACTCCCGCAAATATTCCTGTTACTACTGCTGGCGTGACTCTTAAACTTGAGTGTCCTGCCGCTGGTTGGTGGGATATGACTCGTCCGTAAGCCAGGAGATTTGCATGGCAGATTTTACTTATACGGTAGCTGTAACTTCTCAGCGCCTGGTATACGACAGCGGCGACTGGAGAATTACAATAGATCTGGCAGAGCCAGCATTCATCATTTTTCCGAAGCTTACTGGAATGCTTGTGTACAACTCCGGAACAAATCTTGACAATCTTGCCAGCTTGATTGTAGCTGCAAAAGCAGATTGCGCTGCTCGCGGAGTGGCCTGGGAGAATACGTAATGGCTGCGCTTACTGATCTTTCCGATCTCATTAATCGGTTGACCGGCGGAAACAACGGAAGTCCAGAAACTAAATTTTGGTTTAAAGTTCCTCGGGTTTCTGGGGTAGCTGCAACTGCTGTAATTGCTGGTCGCTTGGCAAGTGCTTGGACTTATGATGGAATGCCAGCAGGCGGAGCTGTTCCTACGACGGGAGCAATTCCAGATAACACTACGACTGGCGCTTTACCTTTTACTGCTCCTGGCGGCGGCAGAGAAAAATTTCTTGTTTCTTCAGTAGTGGCTCCCACTATCGCTGGCGTATATATGCTTTACGATCGCCTGTTTCATATTGGTGGTCTTAGCGGAACTGCTACTACAGATCAAACAATTCAAGGAAGTACGCCAAGTCCTGCCCTTACTAGAAATACTGGCGGAGAAGGTAACATTGTTTTTGTTGAGATCTACACGGTCATCGGCACGACTGGTGTTACTCTTACCATGACGTACACAAATCAGGCAGGCACGACAGGAAAAACTGCCACAATTAATATCGGTGCTACTGGCTTTCGTGAAGTTACTCGCGCAATTCGAATTCCTTTGGCTGCAGGAGATACTGGAGTTCGAGCAGTTGAAAAAATTGCCCTCTCTGCTACTACCGGTACTGTCGGAAACTTTGGAATTACCATTGCACAGCCACTTGCATTAGTTCCTGTTGGCGCTGCTGGCTCCGGCGGTTGGAGAGATTATACGACTGGACTTCCTGGAATTCCTACCATTGATCCTGGCGCTTGTTTGTCTGTTGCTTATTTTCCTGCATCTACAACCGCAGCAGAGTTTGTATGGACAGGAACAATGATTGAAAAGTAGAGGAGCAAGTTAAATGGCTTTTGCAACTTACGATGCATACTTAGATGCTCTTGCTCTAAACAACTTTGCAGACTTTCAAACGAGCGCGCCTGCTTTTGGTGTTGCGAGATTTGGAGCTTTGCCCATTATTCCCGCTCCGGCGACTCCTACAACTAGCGTAGCTTTAGACAAAGATTCTACAAGAGCTATAAATTCTGCAGTTCCAAACGCTGGAGCTGGCAGACTTTCTGTGCTTGGTGCTCGCGTCAATCCTTCTGGTGTTGGCGGAGTTGGGCTGATGTTGGTTGACTTACTTAACATCAGCGGTGGCTTAGATGCAACTGTTACTACAGCTCAGACTACAAATCTTCCGACTGCGGCACTTACCAGATACACTAATGGCGCAGATGTTCAAGTTGCGCTGATTATTCATGCGCAGATTGGAACTACAATCACAACTGTTACAGTTTCTTATACAAACCAAGCAGGAACTTCTGGACAAACTTCTACTGCTGTCCAAATTGGAGGCATTAATTTTCGGGAGGCTGGTACGCTTATTCGTATTCCTCTTGCTGCAGGAGACACCGGAGTTCGTTCTGTAGAATCTGTAACTCTCGTTGCTAGCACTGCAACAGCAGGAAATTTTGGCGTTGTGCTTTACAGACCACTAGCCATGTTTGCAATCAACGATACTGAAGGCGCAAATGTGATTGATTGTGTTTCTTCTGGCCGCATGGCCGGACAGTTTAATGAAGTTTTAGACGCTGCCTGCCTGTCTATTTTTTGCAGTGCTGCCGCAGGCTCGCAGGTTTTGATTGGCGCGATTCTTCTTGCTGAAGCGTAGGAATTGCTATGGCAAGCCGTCGCCTATTTGATGGAGCACAGATAGAATTAGGTAGTCTGCCCATTGTAGGTGGCGGAGCTACTGAAGTTCTTGTAAGTCCCAGCAAAGGATCGCTGCTGCTGGCAGGTAAGACTCCTACGATTGCATACTCTGGCACAGTTACAGTAACTCCTGCTACAGGAAAGTTAAATCTGCAAGGCTACGTGCCTGTAGTTACCAGCGGCGGAATTACTGTTCTTACGCCAGGAACAGGTAAGCTGTACTTGCAAGGTAAGGTGCCTGTAGTTAGTGCGACAGGGAATGTAGTAGTTACTCCCAGCACTGGCAAGCTGTATTTGCAGGGCAAGATTCCTGTAGTTAGCAGCACTGGCATAGTTACGCTTACACCGGGCACTGGAAAACTAAACTTGCAGGGCTATGTTCCTGCGGTGGTAGCAGCAGGTAACATTGTACTTACTCCTACAACTGGAAAGCTTTACTTAAACGGTAAAGTTCCTGTTGTTTCTCAGGGAGTCGCAGCAGCAGTTTGGCCGCAGCCAGCTACTGTACTACTTGGAGTAACTTACGGGCCGACAGGAACCGACTACACTGGAACGCTGGTGCCAGGAATTACTGTGCCACAGTTCCTTGCTTTGAAGGATGCATAACATGTCTGCTATTACTCGTAAGGCTCTTGTGGTTTCTCGCAAGTGGCACGAGCCTAAGATTTCTGTTGTTGTAAACGTAGAAGGAATTTCTATGGCAATGACAATGGAAGATTTTGTGCGAGCATTTTGCACAGAGATGGGACATCCTGAGCTTGCAGATAAGGCGCTAGCTGCTGGACAGGAAGTTGTAAATGAAATGAAGCAAGCGTCTGTTGCAGTAATGTAGATAAATTTCTAGGAGAATCTAGCATGGCCCCGTATATTGCATATCCCAACGCAGCAGCAGTTACTCCCAGCAATACTGATGATTTGCCAAATCCTTGTCAGGCACTTTGGATTGGCGGAGCTGGCTCTGGCGGTTTGAGCGTGATAACTGTGAATGGTCAGCAAGTAGATTTTGCTGGAGTTCCAGTAGGCAGGTTTGAAATTAATGCTCGCAGGGTGCGAGTTACTGGAACTAATGTTACGAGTATTGTTGCTCTTTGGTAGTTGTAACTTCTGTGGTGGTCTCTGCAAGTTCACTTGTCTCCCCCTTGCAGAGATTTTAGCCCCCTTTATTGGGGGCTTTTTTTGGTCTATTAAATTGTTAGTCTTTTTTTGAGTTCTCGTAGCAGCGCGTTGCGGTACTGACTTAGACTTTGAAATGACGCAGCGTATGCATCATCTCCAATCAGCGCTCGCAATTTTTGAACCTCACAAACTAAACAAGGTTGAGGAACCCAGTTAGTTGCAGTAAGTTGGCCATGTCCTCTTTCGCATTGCTTAAAAAGAATTGTACAATGTTCCATTCTTTCTGGAAGTTTTCCAGTTTGTGCGGGCCACTCAACATCTGCTGAAACTGGTTCGGACTGCGTCGCCAGTGCGGCGGTGAATGCCTTGAGAACGGCGCCAGCTCGAGAATTCATTTCGATCCGTTTTGCAGCGGTATGGAAATACGTAAAGTCTGCACGGTACAACAAGTCACGCATTTCATAAGCCATGGCGCGTGGGATAGTAACGGTGTCACTCATCGCTGGCCCTCCTTGAGTGCGGCGTCCACTTCGTGCGCGATCATGTGCGGCTGATGGCCTAGCGGCGTCTCGTTGCGGTAACGGGTAAGCAATGCCCGCAGCCTCTCGACCTCGGTCTCAAGTTCTTTCAGCCGCGCAGCCGCATTAATAGGCAAGCATTCAAAGTTACTCATCTTCTACTCCTTCTAAAAAGGACCAACCGGAAGAATAATTTCCACTCGCTTCTGCTTTAGCCGCTGTGTAAGAATTCCTGCAAGCTCTTCTAAATCCTTGGGAGAATACATACCATCAAGAACAACATCGCAGTGTGCTGCAATGACTGCAATTTTATCTGTGGCATCCAGGTTTGAATTCTCTTTCCATTGCAGTTTTTCTTGCAGTTGCGGATGAAAAGTGATTTCTTTTGAAAGCTCCTGAAAGGCTTCAGGAAACATAACAATGTTAAGTGCCATGATTTATTCCTCCAGCAGAAGATTGAAAATCTCTCTCAACTGCAATGCCTGATGCTTTGCATCGTGCAGAGCCTGATGAGCTTGCAGCGGCTCATCTTTTGTTTGCTCAGCTACTGCTTCATACACAAGTTTCATGTCTACCATATTGCGTATTGTGCGCAGGCAAGCAGTATTCTTATAGCTCCACGGAGTATCCAGTCCAAAGTGCTCATAAGCATACTTGAGAATTGCAATATCAAAGTCTGCGCCATTGCCCCAGATTATTGCGTCTGCAGGAAACCACTCTTTAAACAAAGACAGACCATCTTGCAAATGAATCTTTCCATTAAAAGCTTCAAGCATTACTTCTTTATTCTGTTCTCTCCACCACTGCAGAGTTTTCATGCTCAGGCTAAAGAATCTTGGATCTTGGCTTCCAATAGAAAAGTTCTTATAAAACTCTGCACCCTCAAAATTCACAAACACTGCACCCAGCGAAAGAATTACAGAGTTCGGAGACGTGCCAAGAGTTTCCAAATCTACCATTACGTGCAGGCGGTCTTTAAACGATTGCAGAAACTGTTTATTCATTTTAAATACTCCAAGGATTAAAGCGTGGACGTTTTTTTGCTGATGGGGATTTTTTTGCTGCTTCTTCTTCTTCAAAATCCTGAATCATAGTTAGCTCAGGTGTGAGCTTTATTCTCTTGCGAATTATTTCTTTGGCGTCTTGCAGGACGAGCTTTGTTTTGCGAGGATCAAAGCCTGTAGTAGTTGAAAGAACAAAGAATTCTAGGCTTGCAAACCTGCGTCCACAAGAAAGACACACATAGCGACGACGAAGAAATTCTTGGCTCTGTCTGTTGTCGAGGGTTTTAAGCTTTGAGTTCTGGGAGCAAATGCATTTGAGTTTCATTTCCTAACGCTCCATTCCACGTTCTTCTTCCGATAGGTATTCCCAGTTTACAGTGTCTGAATCTGCTTCTCTCAGCATACTTTTAACTGGCAAGTAACCTAGAGTTGGCTTTGCGATCTGCTGGATTCTGCCAGCAGCTACAAGATTCTGTAGCAGAGTTCCCAAATCTTGCATCTTTTCCAGATCATTATACACCTGACTCCAGATTTCTTTGAAAGAAGTAACTCTGTAATTGCTTTCAATGATGCTTACGATCTTGTGAGTAATGTCTGAGTTCTTTGCTTTACCAAATTCGCCTAGTGCTTTTGGCATAAAGCGCTCAGTAAAGTGCAGCACTGTGTTTGCTTTTACAACTGCTGCTTCATCTATGGTATTTCCGTAGCCTGCTGCAGCATGAATGAGACTTAGTTTCAGCAGGTGAGTAAATCGTCTGGTGCTGTAGGAAGCAAAACGAACATCATGCATTTCGCTGTCGGACTTATAAATCTTATCCAGCAGGTACTTTGCTTTTTGTGTGAGCTTTGCAGAACCTACTGCAGTATACTTCACTCGCTGCAGCAGTTCTTTTATGTGGGCTGTTTCTTCTGGCGCTGGAATTTCTGGAAAAGTAAAACGCTTTCCGCTGGGATCAGCATAGATCAGAAGAATTCTGCTAAAGAATCCTTGGCCAAGAACTTCTACTGGAAACGCAAGACTAAAAGCAGTAGGAGTATTGCCACCAAGAATGCTGATAGTAGGGTTATTAACAATGACGGACTTGGAATTTTTAAGTCGAGATTCATAAGGCCCATTGTAATCCCACAGACTACCAAGTAAAGAAATAAATTCCAGATTATTATTGCCGAAAAAATCGTTGAATTCATC